TCCACAAAAATGCGGTCTGTAACCGGGACGAGCATCGGTGGTAACGAGTTGTCATATGTTGATTCTGGGTTTACGGACATTATACTAAATGAAAATAATTATTTAAATTCCACAAGAATTGTGGCATCCAAAGTGAACGAAAATCAGAATTTAAGTTCTCTTATTGGCAACAAGTCACTAACACTCAATATGCAATTGAATACACAAAATTCTTACGTGTCTCCGGCTATTGAACTCCAGAGAGTTGCAATGAGTTTCACCTCTAATAGGGTTGACAATTTAATTACAGATTTTGTCACAGATGATAGAGTATCAACTCTAAGAGAAGACCCATCAGCATTTGTTTATGCAAATGTTCCAATTGAACTTGAATTGCCCGCAAATGCAATTAAAGTTTATTTAACTGGCCACATTAACATATTCAACGAAATTAAATGTTTATATTCTGTAACTAATACTAAAGATGTAGCCCTGGTATATTATCCGTTTCCTGGTTATGATAATCTAAATTCTAATAATAAAGTTATAAATCCATCAAAAAATAGTGGTGTGTCTGATATTAAAATCATTAAAGATGATTCTCTTGGATTTGTAGGAAACCAAGTTAAATATAAAGAATACGTCTTTACAGTTGACAATCTACCGACCTTCCGTTATTATAGTATTAAATTAGTTGGCTCTTCTACTAATCAAGCATATCCACCAAGAATTAAAGACCTGAGAGTCATTGCCCTAGCTGGCTCCTATTAATGATGCATTCTAAAATTGAAGGACACCCCGATTTAATCAGGGACACAGAAACTAATGCCATATTAAATAGTAACAGAAGCGAGTATGAAAAATACTTATTGACAGCACAAATTAAAAAGCTCCAACAAACTAAAGTTGAAAAAATTGAAGAAGAACTTGATATTCTAAAAGATGATATGACCGAAATCAAAGAGCTTTTAAAAACAGTTTTAAGTAAATTTCAATAACCGTTATACATAGTAGTAGTGCTTATTCTAAAATAAATAATGGCCAAACCTGCTAGCCGTCAACAACTAATTGATTATTGTTTGCGCCAATTGGGTGCTCCTGTAATTAATATCGCTATTGCAGATGAACAACTAGATGATTTGATTGATGATGCTCTACAATTGTTTCAAGAGCGTCATTTTGATGGTGTTATGCAAACATATCTCAAATACCAAATAAGACAAGAAGATGTTGATAGATCTAAGGGTCCAGTTGGAATTGCAACAACATCAATTGACGGTTACAATTTTTCAGAGACTGCAAATTATATCAAGATTCCTCCACATATAATTGGAGTCAATAAGATATTTAATTTTTCTATGGGAAGTACGCTTTCTAGTGGCCTTTTCAATATCAAGTATCAACTATTTCTAAATGATCTATATTATTGGGGTTCAATGGAACTCCTTTCTTATACGATGGTTCAAAGGTATCTTGAAGATATTAACTGGATTTTAAACCCGGAAAAGGTTGTCAGATTCAATAAAAGAGGCGATAAATTGTATATTGATATGAATTGGTCCGATGTTGATGTCGGCAATTATATCGTTATTGATTGCTATAGGGCAATGGATCCTTCTGAATCTGATAAGGTGTGGAATGATTCATTTGTCAAACGATATGCAACCGCCATTATCAAACGCCAATGGGGACAAAACTTGATTAAATATCAAGGAATGAAACTACCCGGTGGAGTAGAATTTAATGGCCGTCAGATTTATGACGATGCCCAAAGAGAAATTGACAATATAATGGAAAGAATGACATATGACTATGAAATGCCACCATTTGACCTTATCGGTTAATCATGCTCAATCCTTTCTTTCATAACGATTCAAAAGTAGAACAAGGGTTCCTTCAGGATCTAATCAACGAATCTATTAAAATCTACGGCGTAGATGTTTTCTATCTACCGAGGTTTTATCTCACAAAAAAGCGTGTGATTCGTGAGGTTATTGAGTCGGAATTTAATAATGCCTATCCTATAGAAGCATATGTTGAAACTTATGATGGTTATGAAGGGGCTGGAACTTTGATGACCAAATTTGGCATTCAACCGATGAATGACCTAACTATAACTATTTCCAGAGAAAGATTTGAAACATATATTGCCCCGCTAATAAAAAGACTTCCAAATGTTGAACTGTCAACCCGACCCAAAGAAGGTGATTTAATATATTTTCCATTGGGTGACAGAATCTTTGAGATAAAATTTGTTGAGCACGAAAAGCCCTTTTATCAGTTAGGAAAAACATATACTTATAGTCTTAATTGTGAACTATTTCGTTATCAGAATGAGGTCATTAATACAAATATTGATATTATTGACGATAATGTTGAGAATGAAGGTTTCATTCAATCTTATGTAATGGTTGGTTCCGGTTCAAGCGCAATAGCAACCGCAAATGTTGTAAATGGTGGAGTTAGATTTGTAACGATGCTAAACCGAGGCTACGGATTTAGCACCTCTCCAACTGTAACATTCGGAACTGCCCCGGCTAACGGTCAAACCGCAACAGGTGTTGCTGAAATGATTGGTGGTATTGTTGACATATGTGGTCCAGATCCAGATAAGTTAAGAGTTCAGGCTGTCAATATAATAAATTCAGGATTTGGCTATACCACACCACCTTCAGTGTTATTCAATGGTGGCGGCGGCTCGGGTGTTGAGGCATTAGCAACATTAGGCGATGGCGTTCTTAATTCTATCAGTGTTTCTAATGGTGGAAGCGGTTATGTTGGAATAGTTACAGTCTCATTTGTTGGGATTTCTTCACAACCAGCAGTGGCAAAGGCAAATGTTCAAAATGGCGAAATAACCTCAATTCAACTAACCAATGCTGGGTTAGGATACACAACAGCACCCAGAGTTGTCATATCCGATCCAGTATTCGTTGGCTATGGAACTTACATTTATAATGAGGTTGTTACCGGTAGTGCATCCAGTATAACCGCAAGAGTCAAAAGTTGGGATAAGCCTTCAGGTATTCTACAACTTTCTAATCCAACCGGAACTTTTGGTCAAGGTGAGACTATAACTGGCCAAGAAAGTGGTGCTACTTATAAAATTGAGATTCCAAGCTATGGAGACAATATATCAGATAAATATGCAGATAACATAGATATTGAAGAAGAATCTAAAACTATAATTGATTTTACAATTAAAAACCCATTCGGCGAATTCTAATGTTTGATTATTTTTACAACGAAACCATCCGTAAAGCTAGTATAATTTTTGGCACACTCTTCAATAATATTCAGATACAGCAGAGAAATGAAGAAGGCAAAATCTTTTTCAAAGGAAAGGTCCCAATTGCATATGGACCAACTCAAAAGTTTTTAGCCAGATTAAAAGAAGTACCGGATCTCAATAAGCCCATTCAAATTACATTGCCTAGGATGTCATATGAATTGATTGGCATAAGTTATGATTCTTCCCGAAAGGTAACTACAACTACTTCTTTTTGCTCTAAAGATATTAATAATAATGCAATGAGAATGACATTTATGCCGGCACCTTATAATATTAATTATGAGCTGAGCATAATGACACAACACAGTGATGATATGTTCCAAATTGTTGAGCAAATTTTACCATACTTTCAACCAAATTTAAAGGTCAGTGTTACCTTATTAGATTCAATAACCGAGAAAAGAGATTTAGATATTGTTTTAGATAATATCTCAACCTCAGATACCTATGAAGGTGATTTCAGAGAAAGGCGTGCCCTCATTTGTACTTTAAAGTTCACTGTAAAAACTTATATTTTTGGGCCAGTTTCATCTAATTCTTTAGATTCTCAGATAATCAAAAAAGTTTCTATTGGACTTGTTGCCGGAGAATTAGCCAAATCTCCCATAAGAGATGCAGTTTTAGAGAGTACCCCAAGGGCAATTCAAAACTATACAGGTATTGTTGAAACCACTTTAACAAAAGAAGTCTCTATAACTGATGTTGTTATTGAAGTTTTAAATTCTAGCAATATAGTAGTAAATTCTTATATTGATATTGGTGACGAAGAAATGTTAGTTGAGAGTAAGGATAATAATAAAATAAAAGTTAAGCGAGGACAAGATGGAACCCCAATAAAAGTTCATCCAAATGGGTCTGAGGTCAAGCGAATTACCTTAGAAGACAATTCTCTAATACCTTATGATGATAGTTTTGGATTTACATTTAACAAGTTTTAAGGAGCTAAACAATGACTAGAACGCAAAAATTCACCAAGTTAAATGATACTTTTAACATTGCAAATACTGTTGATGTAGATGTAGAGATTGTCAAGTCCGAGCCAGTGGCAAAACCTACAGTCACAGATATTGAAACCGATTATAAGTATTCAAGAGAAAATTACTATAGTATTATAGAAAAGGGTCAAGAGGCTATTCAAAATGCTCTAGAACTCGCTCAAGAACTTGATACAGCCAGAGGCTATGAGGTCGTTGGCCATCTTATTAAGAGTGTTTCAGATGCTGCTGACAAATTGATCAATCTTCAACAAAAGATGAAGGATATTGAAGACATCAGACCTAAAGGCCCATCAAGTGTTACTACAAATAATGTAGTTTTTACCGGAACAACTGCAGAAGCATTAAAGATGATAAAGAAACAATTTAGCGAAGAAACATAAATACTAAAAAGCTCTCTATTATTCAAATTAAATGAAGAAAGATACTGAAGGTTATATGTCCAATGTTGAATTAGAAACTATTGAGAAGAATATTAGACTATTAAAATCCAAAATTAAGTCCAAAGATCAACAAATTCCCGCCTGGATTCAATCCAAAATTACCAGAGCAGCAGATTATACAACCGATGCCGCTCAATATATGAATACTGGTGAACCCATAGAGGAATCCTCCTTTAAAATTAATCCAGAAGAACATAAAAACTCCAAACCCAAGCCAGGTACAAAGGCGGTCAGAAATATTCCAACAAGTAAGCTATCTTCTGTTCCCAATATTAGTAAAGTGACAAAAAATACACCACTTCTACCTAAATTTACTAAAGAGTCAATCGTTGATAAAATATTAAATTCACTATATGAAGAGGATGCAAGCAACCCCGAAGAGAAAGAAACTGACTCAAAACCCGTAAGAAGTGTTCAAAAAATTGCCGAAAAGCATGGAGTTTCTGTTGAAAAAATACAGAACCAGTTGAAGATGGGAACCAAAGTTGAAAAAGAGCATACCAATAATAAAGAAGAAGCCGAAGGAATAGCCCTACAACATCTTGCCGAAAAGCCTGATTATTATAGTAGATTGAAGAAGATGGAGAATACTCAATCAGAATCTACGGCAGTTGCAGATCTTCTAAATGATATTCAGTTTGATTTTATTTCCGAAGTCAAAAAAATGAAAAAGGATCCCTGCTGGGATGGCTATGAAATGATCGGAACCAAGAAAAAGAGTGGTAAAACTGTTCCAAATTGCGTCAAAGAGGCCACGCTGCCCGTTCAAAATGGTCAAGTAATGCAGATTCTTTTCTCGTGGAGAGGAAAGATGATGTCTTCTCAATTATTCTTTCCTCAAGTTAGAGTTCCAAATCGCAGAGAGGTTACAGATGCCCTTCTTAAGGTTTATCCCGATGCAAAGGTATTAAACTACAAATTGGGTAGTCAAAATGTTGGCCAACCTCTAATTCAAGTTCCAAATAAGCAATCAAAAAATTATCTACTCAATAATAAAACAATTGGCGAAGAGGCGGATATTATAGATGAAGGATTCTTAGATGGAATTAGAGATAATTTAAACAAGAGGCGAATAGAACGAGAAACCGCGAAAAGAAAAGAGCGCATTGCAAATTCTAGAAAGTCAAAGGAAACTCAAC